TTGATGCTTACGTTAGAAATTGGTTGCTTAATGCTATGGCCCAATCTTTGGAAACTGCTGCTATTAAAGGCGGTGGTTCTAACGAGCCTACTGGTATTATTGCAAACGCTAACGTTAACGTAACTTTCGCAGGTGGTGCAACTTCTAACTCTACCAACGCTAACGGAATCGCTCCAGTTTGGGCCGATGTTGTTAACTTGATGAAAGCAGTAGAGAACGCTAACGGTAACGGAGTTGCTTACTTGACTAACCCATTGGTGAAAGCTAAATTGCAAACTACTGCCCGCCAAGCCTCAGGCGTAGAAGGTAACTTTATCTGGCCTTCTGGTGGCACTGAGTTGAACGGTTACAATGTTGCGACAACAACTTTGGTTCCTAGTAACTTGAGCAAAGGATCGTCTAGCACTTTGTCTGCAATGATCTTCGGAGACTTCAGCAAGATGGCTATTGCGAGTTTCGGCGGAATGGAGTTAACAGTTGACCCTTATTCAGGTGCTACTGCTGGCTTAACTAACGTTGTGCTTAACGCTTACATGGATTGCAATTTGTTGCAGCCTACTGCCTTCGCGGTTTGTAAGGACATCGTCGCCTAATCACTAGCCCGCTCGGGGGCGTAAAAGTCCGAGTGCTGCGGGGGGTCTTGACTGCACCCCCCACGGGCCAAATGTTAGTTAAATTTTTGATCAACCCAACAGGGCACTTTAACCTAAGTTACAACTTGGGTGAAGTTGTAGACATTGAAACAAAGCAAGCCGAGTTATTACTTGAGGCGGGGGCTGTTGAAGTTGTAGCTGCACCAAAGACCAAAAAGAAACCGACTAACCCAGAGACCGAATTAGACGCCGAATAATGTTCAAAAGTAGAAGATACACAGCCTTTGCAAATGTCGCCACAGACTACTTAAGTTTGGCCGACGCTAAACAGCATTTGCGCGTTACTGCCTCAGATGATGACAGTTATATTAGCGGTTTAATTAGTATGGCCGTTGACTCCTGCAGCAATTACTTAGGATACTCGATTAAGAAGGCAACGGCTAAATATGGCTTTGATAGCTTTACGGGCTCGCCTGCGCTAATCAATCCCGTTAACGGACTCAATATACCTAGCGGCAATTACCTACGCGTAAATAGCCGCGTGTTGGCTGTCAACTCTGTTTCTTACGTTAACTCTAGCCAAGCGGTAACGGCATTTGCTGGCAGTGATTGGATAGTAGCACCTGACCCAATGGGCAACTACTCACGAAATATCTTTATCAATACTGCGCCCGACTCGATTACTGACGATACAATTAAATACATTATTGAAGTATCTGAAGGATTTAATCCAGTTGGAACCGCAAGCGTTGACCCAGATACAATATTTCCGATGGCAATTAAACACGCCGCTTTGCTTTTAGTCGGTCAGTATTACGATAACAGGAATGCTATTGTAGTTGGAACCATACAAGCCAAGATATCTTTAGGCTTCGAGTATCTTTTAGACCCTTACAAAATCCAAATCATACTATAATGCAGTCGGGATCTATGGACGTATTGGTAAGCCTGCAGAGTTATGCGGAAACTATCGACGCGAATACAGGGGAGAAATTACAAACGTGGACCGAATACGCAACGGCTTGGGCTCAGCGCGTAGAACAGGAAAGCGGAAGCGAGCAAGTGAATGCGGACCGCAGAGAGCATAAGCAAATCGTTTACTATACTATCCGCTATAATTCAGCGGTAAGCGTGAAGCATAGAATAGTTGACGCGGGCCTAAACCATAACATTGTTAACATTGCAAACCTAGCAAGGAATTTATATTTGAAGTTGCAAACTGAATTAACAGAGTGACAAAAAACGTTGAAAATATTGCCGAGGTTATAGACGCCTTAAAAGCAATGGGGGTCGAAATCGATAACCCCGAATTTCAGCGCATGCTTAAAGCTCAGGCATTACCAATAATTAGTAGTGCAAAGAACTTAGCGCCAAAGGAAGGCGGAGACTTGGCGGCATCAATCGGCTTTATTACTGGAAAGGATAAGGATAACAAAACAAAGGTTTTAATAGGATTGCGTAAGGAATATTACAATAATTACCTGGGGCCGATGTTTGAATACGGCACTGTTGCACGTATACAGGAAAAGACGGGCCGCTATACTGGCATCATTGAAGCGCGCCCTTTTATGCGCCCGGCATTAGACCAGAACGCGGGCAGAGTAACGGACGGAATTATAAACGGCGTGGATAAAATCCTAGCCAAATTAGCAAAGAAAAATAACTTAATATACAAATAATCATGGCAACTACTGGACCAGTAAACGGCACGCTCATAAGCATCTATAAAGATGTGAGCGGCACACTTAAAAAAATCGCTAACGCGACATCTAACTCGCTCGACATTTCTAAGGATATGATCGACGTTACAAGTAAAGACAGCGCAGGCGCAAAGGAATTTATCGCGGGTGAGTATGGCTACACTTTGAACGTTGAAGCAATCTTTGAAGATGACTCTAGCGTAGGAGCTTCACAAGTTTCTTACAAGGATTTGGTAACAGATTTGCTAGCGGGTACTTTATTGACTATCGTAATGACATCAAACGTAACAGGTGACGAAAAATACAGTGGATCTGCTTTCTTTAGCAGCTTGTCACTTAGCGCACCAAACAACGACAAAGCAACTTGGACAGGCACCTTGCAGGGATCTGGAGCTTTGACTTTGGGTACTGTTGCTTAATAGTATTATATTTGTGCCATGAGCACTACAATTAAACTAGGGGGTGTTGATCACCCCCTTTTATTTAACATGAACAGCCTGCGTAATATTATGGAGGTTGCAGGTATGGAAACCTTTGCGGATTTAAACCTGCAAAAGGACTTGGCTAAGTCTATGGATTTTGCTTTGAGTTGCGCGTTTTACGGGATCTTGGAAGGCTACGAGATTCAGGATAAAAAAACGCCTTACCCGACAGTCCAAAAGTTAGGCGCGGCGATTAAAAAGTTTCAGGAAATCAGCCCAGCGTTGGAAGGTTTTACCGCAGCAATAACAGAATTTTTTGCACCTGTTGAAGAGTCAACGGGGGAGTAACTGCCAAGGGCGACGGCGCCCCGCTAACTTGGCGCAAGATTGAGCGCATTGCTTATGGCGAAATGATGCTAAGTGAGCAGGCTTTTTTAAAGTCTACGCCTCGCTTTTGGCGTTTAAAATTGGAAGGGATGCGCGAAGCTCAGCAGCAACAGTATAGAAACCAATGGGAAATAACCCGCTGGGCTGTTGCTACCGGCATGGCCCCACACTTAAAGAAGCCCATAGAACCCAAACGGCTGTTAACATTTCCGTGGGAGGTATCCGATTACCTATCAATACACGACGCTTTAAAGTTATATTCGCATGTCTTTGATAAGTTAACCCCAGACGCGAAAGCATGAGCGCAAATAAAATAGCCTACAATATCTTAAGTACTAACGCGGCGCTCACTGCGCTAATATCTACGCGGCTAAATCCTGTTAGGATACCACAGGAAAGCGCGTTTCCCGCTGTTAGTTATAACTTAATTAGCCAAGTTCCTAACCCTACAAAGTCAGGGCATAGCCGCACAGAGTTTGCACGCGTTCAAGTTAATGCTTATGGCACAAGTTTGAGCAGTGCGCAGGCGGTTGCTTCAGCAATTCGCACAGCGTTTGAGGCGGTAACATTGCCCGGAACTTTTAACGGGATCAAATGCCAAACACTGGAATACGACGGCGAGAATCAAACCGCCGACGATACAGCCGCCTTTGCAGGTTTATACCAAATTTCTCAGGACTATTTAATTAACTTTACTAGGTAATGGCTAAAAGTTTAAATATTGTTATAGGCGCCGACATTGAAAAGCTGCGCGAAGGGTTTAACAAAGCCATTGCGATAGTTCAAAAGAGCAGCAACCAAATGAGCGCCGAGGTTGCGAAGTCGGCTAAGTCGATGGAAGAACGTTTGGCGTCTATTGCTACGCGTAACCCAACGATGGGAAGCGTAAGGCAGTTAACTCAGTTGGCGATGGAAGCCCGGGCATTAGGTCCAGAGTTTGCGCAAGTTGCAAACGAAATAATTAAACAGGCGGGCCGCATGAAGGATGCCATCGCCGATACGCGCGGAGAGGTGACTTATTTTGCAAGCGACACGCGTAGGCTAGATGCGGTGCTCGGTGGTATTCAGGGAGTTGCTGGAGGCTTTGCCGTAGCGCAAGGTGCGGCTGCTGTATTTGGTGGTGAGAATAAAGAGCTGCAGCAAACGATGGTAAAGTTGCAGGGCGTTATGGCTTTGGTAACTGGATTGCAAGCGGTTCAAAATACCTTGCAGGCAGAAAGTGCTTTCATGGTTGGACTAACTACCGCGGCCACAAAAATACAAACCTACGTTTTAGGGCAGGCAACAGTTGCAGCGCGCGTTTATTCTGCCGCATTAGTTGCTACTGGAGCGGGCGCTATTATCGCGGGCTTAGTTTTAATTTACAATGCACTTCAAAATAATGCAGAAGCGGCAGAAGCTGCCGAGCAAGCACAGAAAAAATATACTACAGAATTAGAGGCGTACAATAACAGAGCGTTAAAATTTGTTGAGCGCCAGTTAGAATATAAAAAGAATGTTGCAATAAAAGAGGCTCAGCTTGCAGGTAAAACAGAGGCGGAAATTGCAAAGATAGAACTGGAGCACATGCATAAAAGGCTTAAGGCCTTAAAAACTTTGCAAGGTCAATTAAGCGATGATTCAGAATTAAAAATCCAGTTAACACAAACGACGCAGGAACTAGAGAACGATATTATATTAAAGGGCTTAGATATCCAGATTGCGGCTAAAGGCAAGTCAACCCAAAAATCTGCAGAACTTACCGAGAAACAATTAAAAAAAGAATTAGATTTAATTATTGCGCACGGCAAAGGAGTAAACGATGCTGAGCAGTTTAACATTGAGCGTAATAAAAAGCTAAAGGATAAAGCGGCAGCCGATGCTTTAAAATCAAAACAATTTACCCCTGCCAATATGGTAGCGGGCACAGGGGTTGCGCCAATATTATTGCAGGTCAAAATTGACCCTCAGAGCTACAGCGAAACAGTTAAAAAAATGAAGGAGTTAACGGCAGAGCTTAACGCTGCTTTCGCTACCTTACAGACTGAGGCCGCGGCATCATTTGCGCAACTTATTGCAGACGTTGCAACAGGCGATAAAAACGCAGGCAAAAATTTTGGAAAGAATATGCTAGGCGCCATTGCGGGATTTATGCAAACTTTAGGTAAAGCTATTGTAGCCACGGCGATTGCAACAGATGCCTTTAAAAAATTAATTGTAGCCAACCCAATAGCGGCAGCTGCGGCAGGTATTGCTTTGATGGCGGGCGCGGCGATTGTGCGTAATACTTTAGCCAACGGCCCACAGGTTACAGCCTTTGCAGACGGTGGTATAGTTAGCGGTCCAACGCTTGGCCTTATGGGTGAATATCCTGGGGCGAGTTCTAACCCTGAAGTGATAGCGCCATTGGATAAATTAAAAGGGATGTTAAAGAGTAACGACAGCAGCGGATTTGTAGCTTCTACAAGTATACAGGGTAGGGATTTGGCAATAGTTTTGGAACGATATAATAGAGACTCTAGCAGGGGATAAGATGGCACGGATTTATTACGGCTCGTTTAAGAGCATTAACAACGTTACCCACAGGGTTGAAATATGGGACGGACCTACAGGCACAGCAAACAGTGGAGGCACAGAGTTAACGCTTGCAGGTGAAGGCTATGTGATTACACGCAAGGGCGAGGGCGACCCACTTTATACAAACTACATTCGACCGAGTAGAGTAGAGACTTTTTGGGTGATCCCGAATAATACCGTATTAACTGACTTTTTAAGCATAGCCACAAACACTGAGCAATATTGGGCCATTCTAATCTATAAGGCAGGAGTATTGGATTACGTCGGCCGTGTTCTTGCGGATCAGTTAGTAAGGAAACGTGAAGCCATCCAAGCGAAGCCAGTGCTACAATTAACGGCAGTGGATGGATTAGAATTACTCAGCGGTTACAAGGTAGATCCTACAAACTTTACAGCCGGCAAAATTACAATAGCGCAAATGTTTAGGCGCGCCTTGGATACGTTGAACTTAAAAGATTATTGGGTAATTGACGGAACGGAAACGGATTACTTCCGTGAGGCTTCTACGGTATACAACTCTGCAGCTAGTCGCAAAGGTTTTGATTTGGAGCAGGTCGACCTAAGTACTTTTGTAAGCAATTACGATCAATTTAAAGACGTTAAAGCGACAGATGTAAATCAGTTTATATACGCTTCTAATGATATGCTAGACTACGCGCAAGCGTTAGAGCAACTTTGCGAAATCAAACAGGCGCGCTTAATTCACTCTCAGGGTAAGTACTGGCTTGTAAGTTTTGCGGATTACATTGACACAACAATTACCTATAGAGTCTACACGTATACCCTGCAGTTTGGAAGCACTACGGCAACCTATTCGCACAGGCAAACATTAGGCACATTGCCCGCCCGCCCGCAGTGGATGGCTAAGCCAAACCTAACTAACCAAGTAGCAGCAAAGTTTGTACAAGTTGACACAGAGCGAAAACTAGGAGCGGGTATTTATAGAGTTTGGGCAAATAGTAGTAGTAATTTTTTAGGCGGTACCTTTACAGATATACCTACTGGGGCCAACCCGGACACGGCGCCAATTCGCGCAAGGTTTAATATTAAATTTTCCAAAGGTTATTTTGCTACTACTACATCTGCCGTAAATCCAGAAGATTATAGCGAGGTATACGTTAGGATTTGGATAACTGACAGTAGCAGTAATATTAAAATATTAGATAACTCTACTTGGTATTGGAAAAATCATAGCGGGTCATCGGCCACCGTTCCAGCCTATGTAGAAAAAATCGACACTAGCAACCAGTCTAGCACTTGGACCACTTTTAACTTTGATAAAAATTTAACTACAGCCCCCGCAGGATTTACAACTTTAAACATAGAAATAGAAAAAGTATACGCTGTGGGCCGAGTTTTTACAAAGCCAGGAAAGCCAGGAAGTGGGTCGCCATTTTCACAATTAAAACCTTTTTGGGGTTCAGTTAATGTGGCTTTTGCAGACGCTAGCCCATACAACAACCCAGACTTTACTTTTGATATTACAGAAGTTTATACACCAGCTGCGGGCAGTTCTGTTAATTCAGTGCCTGTAATCCTTAATCCTAAATACTACTCAAGTAATACGAAATACGCAACGGGAATTGTACGAGTAAACGATGGCACAAATTACGTTAACGCAGGCTCGACATGGTACGGCGGTTGGGATTCGGTAACTGTTGGGACTATAACCGAAGCGCTAGGTAATAGCGTGGCGGGATTATATAAAGATTTTATGCCTGTTATACAAGGCACTTGGGTAGACAGTGGAACTATGAGCGCAATTAAATCGCTTTACTTTGACGGGTATACTTGGGTACTTCAGGGCTGCCAATACTCTGCCACCTCTGACCAATGGGCAGGCGAATGGGTTGCAATTATACCAACTTATGCGGGCGTTAGCGGAAGCGGTGAGGGTTTAAAATTGGGTGATGGATTAAAGGATCGTGTGAACTACTTGGATATGCAAGTAAGTAACATTAACGACCAGCTTAGCGGTATTACTGACGCAGTAAAACAAACGCTATCTAACGACGTTAGCGGAAGCCCGACGACTGTACCCACAGTAGATACCCGTTACGAGGTTATGCTTCAATACGACGCAGCAAATACAGTAATGGAGTGGCACCTACAAGAACACGGCACCTTTAAAACTTACACGACGGGCACGAGCTCACTGGATACAAATTTTGAGGGGCACATTGGAAACACTGCGGGCGGTTCTGTTATTTTAAACTTGCCTGCTGTAGCTACACAGAAAGGGAAAAAATATTACTTCGTGAAGTCTGGGTCTTCCCATACCTTCAGGATTAATGCAGCCACTGGAGAAAATATAAACGGCACAGATCATTTCCTTTTAAATACAAACTACGACAGCCATACGATTATTTGCGACGGCACCAAGTGGTTTATAATTGCAGCTCATCCGTAATTTGTTAACGCGCCCCAGAGTGCGTAGTTGTATTTTTGATTTATGGCTGTTGCTTTATATACTGGCGAGGATGTAACGATTGTTATTGATTTGGTAGACGATACATTTTCTTTAATGGCTGACGTAATAGTAGGCGT